TACTACCTGTCCACCGTGCTGGAAGGCGCCAAGGGCCAGGGCCGCGTGTTCTCCTCGCTGGAAGAGGCCGAAATGGCCCTCGACCGCCACGAGATCGACATGCAGGCCACGAAAACCTCGAAGCCACCATAAAAGAAGGTGGCGTAACCGTAGCGAATGTATTGTCCATGAGCCTTGATATTGACTTCGGCTTGGACGGTGACTCTTATGCTATCGGTGGTAAAGGCTTCCGTACTTACATTGATACAGGTATTATCGGCGTATCCGGTAATATTAAAGCCTTCTTCCAAAATATGGACTTGTTAAATAAAGCGGTAAATGGTACTGAGTCTAGTCTTGAATTGACTTTAACTAAAGGTACTAACTCCTTGACTATCAAATTGCCTGAATTGATATACGAACGCAACTCTCCTGGTATCGATGGTCCTAAAGGCGTAAATATTGAACTTCCATTTAAAGCATATTATGGCGATGATGCCGGTCAATCTGCAGTAGTATTTGAATTGGTTAATAGCCAAACATCTTACTAATCTAATTCATTAGGAGGTATCTATGAATCTTCAAGGTAAAGAATTAAAACCAAGAGCCCTTACATGGACTGAACGTGATAACTTAATCAAAGCTGGTTTAGATTTTGTTTATTGTCCGGTAGATGTTGATGATCAAGTAGCATCTATCGTTCGTAGTCGTGATATTATGCGCTTCATCTTAACAGATGTATATAAGCTCACAGATGAAGAACTTAATACAGTAAGTGATAAGGACGCAATGAACTTCGCCGGTGAAGTCATTACATTAACTTATCAATTACAAGAAGAAACAGAAAAAAACTAGAAGAGGCGTGGAGGTGGATGTCCTCGGATAGGCCGAAGTACTGCAAGGGATGTAAGGAATTACAGACCGCTACAAAGCAGTCCTTCGACTGCTCCGAGTGTGACTATAACCCACCACGCCTATTATTCGGTTCAAAACTGGCTATGAAGCTGTACAACCTATCACGTAGTCAACGTATTTACCACTCGGGCGGATTAGCTGGGTTTGACTATCCGGCTATACGTACAGTGGCTGAGATTAATAACATCAATCTAAATCCTATGTTATTTAGTCTTATGTGGATATTAGAGGGTTTAGAAATGGAGGCGATGAATAAGGATGTCGAATAACGTAGTAGATATCATAGTGCAACTGACCGACAAGAACGCGCAAGCCGGTTTAGAGAAAATCGCCGCTACCTCTAAGGAAACAGTTGCAGAGCTTTCAAAGTTAAAGAATGAATTATTTGCCATAGGTGCAGGTGCTGGTATTGCAGGGTTAGGTACTAAACTTGCAAAAGAGGCGCTATCTTGGAACTTGTCGGTTAAGAAGATGCAATCCTTAACAGGGGCAACTGCTGAACAAGCAAGTACATTTATATCTGTGGCTAACTATATGGGCGTTGCTACTGATGTAAGTACAGTAGCGTTTGCTAAGTTTGCTAAGGCAGTCTCTATCGCTCAGGACAAGATGCAAGTTGCATCAGCTGAAGGCAAGCTAGCGACTGATATGTTTAGTCGTTTGGGTATTAGCATTGATCAGATTCAAGGTAAGAATACACTTGAAGTGTTTGCTATCATCCAAGACCGACTAAGGAACATGAAAGACGGTGCCGAAAAGACACGGGTGGAAATGGAGCTATTCGGTAAAACCGGTTACCAACTTCACGGAATGCTGAATTTGTCCGCTGAGGCAATGAAGCAGGTCGAAGACCGTGCTAGAGCAATGGGGCTTATCATCAATGATGAAGCAGCTCAAAAGTCCGCATCATTTAATCGGCAGTTAAAAGATATGGAACAGACAGGAAAGAGATTGGCTATTATGATTGGCCAAGAATTACTACCTGTCGTTATGGAATATGCACAAGGTGCTATTAATCTGACTAAGACATATAGCGAGTTAGCAACCGAGCAGAAAGAAGCTATCTCAGGACTTCTTAAATTTGGCCTAGAAGCAAGCATAGCTATCACTGCTATCCAATCTATCACGAGCGCATTGAAGTTCATGCGATTGGCTACAATAGCGGCCGCAGGTCCTTGGCTTGCATTAGCAACCGCTATCGGCTTAGCCGGTAAGGCACTATTAGATTATCGCTATAAGGAAGCTACCAAGGGTACTGACCTAGGTGTTGATGTGAATGGGCTTAGAGCTCATAAGAACTTAAACGCACCTGGTACTAATGAAGCCTATATGGCAAACAAAGATGGCCGATACTGGGTAGAAGATAGTGCGTTCTTCGGGCTTATTAAGAACGATCGTTTAGCAACAAAAGATGAAGGTGCTCAAATCGATGCTGCTATTAAGGCTAAGGAAGCGGCAGATGCTGCGAAGAAAAAAGCCGAAGAAGAGCAAGCTAAGATGGAGCAAGAAATCGAGAACGCTAAGAACGGTTTTACTAACAATGAAGCCATAAATAAGGCTAATGAAGAAGCTGGTAAGGCAGCCAAAGCGCAAGAAGCAGCGGCAAAGAAGGCAGAACAAGCAGCCGAGAAATTGGCAAGTTCTGTAGAGCGTCTTAACGAGCTTATCCGTAGTCTTACCCTTCAATCTTTGGAGATTGACGGTAGCCAATATGAAATCGATAAGCTCAATGCTAAGAACCAATATGAAACGAATAATAAAAACATTCGTGATATCATTCGTTCTGCTGCAGGCTTAAATGGTGGCGGTGGTACTGGAGAAGCATCAAGTGTATTAGCGGCTGCCAATGCTCAATTAGGCAAGCCTTATTCACTAGGTGCAGACGGTGATTGGGCTACAGACTGTGGCAAATTATTTGCCGATAGTATTAGAGAATCGTTTGGTGTTAGCACTCCTAGATATGTTCCTGATATTATGCGTGATGCTAGAGCTGTAGGAGCATGGCATGATGTAGGTGACGGATACGTACCTAAAGCAGGTGATGGTGTAGTTGTACTTGGTGATAACCATGTAGTTATTGCTGATGGTAATGGTGGCTATACTGGGGCAAACTCTCATGGACCTGGTGGTAGAGGACCTGGTCAAGTACTTCAATCTAGCTCTATTGAAGGTGACTTTGGGACTGCAACAGGCTATGTAGATACTGCGCTATATGCTAGGGCTTATGGTGGGAGTGTTCCTTCTGGTGCTTCTAATGACGCTCTTAAAAATGCTAATGCTAAAGCACTTGCTGATTCTAACTTAGTCGCAGAAGCTAAGGCTAAGAATGAGGAAGTATACCAAAAGAAACTAGCTGAAGCTGACCGTAACCAAAAGATTCGCGTTCGCAAGATGAATGAAGATATCGTCAAATTAGACCTTGAACGTACAGGCGATCGCTTGCAACTTATCAAGGCTGAATCTGAAGCTCAACAAGCGCAGATTGACGATAACATTCGTGAGTATACAAAAGCCGTTGGTGATAAGACATTAGCTGAGAAGAAAGCTAATGCTGAGAAGTTAAAGCTTACAGCGGAGACTAATCAGAAAATTCGTGAATTAGCTTATACCCAACTTAACGAAGATGTGGATAAGCAGTCTAACTTAGTGAAGCTTGGCCGTGTATCTCAAGAGGATGCAGACAAGGTACTTGATGAGTCCCTTAAGTCTTATATCTCTTACGCACAGTCTGAACTTAATGAAGCTCAATTAAGCGCTACACAACGCTTACAGATTGAGAAGAATCTAGTTGAGGCTCAACAAAAACTATGGGAAGCCGCAGGACGTAACTTGCGTACTAGCCTAGCAGAAGGAGCTAGACAGTACAATCAACAAGTGACTAACTATGGTGACCTAGCGAAGTCTACTTTTGATAGTACGATGAGCAGTATTAACTCTTCCTTCACTAGTCACTTAGAAGGTATAGCTACTGGCGCTGAGTCATTCGGTAAAGGACTTAAGAATATCTTTAAGGATATTACAAATAGCATCCTTAAGATGCTTGTAAACCTATCCTTCCAACAGTATGTACAACCTAAGCTACAAAGCCTATTTGGTGGTGTAGTAAGCGGTCTCGGTGCTATAGGTGCCGGTCGTGGGAATGTATCCTCGTTTGCTAGTGGCGGTTCTTTCAGTTCCGCATTTACAGGTAATAGTTTCGGTAAGTTCGCAAGTGGTGGTATTGCTCCAGCTGGTATGACATTAGTTGGTGAGAATGGCCCAGAGCTCTTACAGTTCAACTCCTCACATCGCATTTACAATGCAAGCCAAACACGTAAGATGATTGGCGGTGAAGGCGCGAACAAAGTAGTTGTCAATATCATTAATCAATCTGGCCAACAGCTAGATAGCCAACAACAAGAAACTAAGTTTGATGGCGAACAAATGATAGTTGACGTAGTAGTGTCGAGTCTTATGACAAACAAAGGAGGTATGCGTGACGCCATTAAGGCGGCCGCAGTATAGCGTATGTTAGATTTTCCGACGATAAGGTATCCAATATACCCTATCGATGAAACAACACCTGATGTGAGTCGTAAGGCTCAGGTGGAAAACATGACGATGTTAACCCATCGTAAAACTACAAAAGCATTACGATCGTATTCGGTTAATTACAAGATACCGACTTCGGAATATATCAAGCTAAGGAATTTCTTTGACCAGGTCAACACTGCAGAGATATTCCTTTGGACACATCCGGAGACACTAGCGAAGATAAGAGTTCGGTTCGCTGACCAACTCCACTTCTCGGCTAGTGATTATGGTATATGGACCGGGTCTATTCAATTACAGGAGGCTTAGATGTTAACGCTATCAACTGCATCTATCATCGAAAAGAATAAGATATCCTCCACTGGAGCATGGGTAATGGCTATTGAACTTCATCATCCGGAAGGGAATATACTCCTCGTAAATAACACAGAGGACTTAACCTTAGCCGGTAAGCAGTACACCGCCTTCCCATTCAAACTAGAGGATATCAACGAGGACACTAAGCAGATGCCGAATGTAAAACTCTCTGTAGCGAATGTAACCGGTACTATCCAACGGTTAGTAGAAAAGAATAAAGGCCTCACAGATTGTGAGGTCAATATTCGAATATTCAATACTAACTTACCAGACATTATTGAACTGGAAGAAACGTTTATCATTAATGCATCCCAATCTAAAGCAGACTGGGTAGTGTTCACATTAGGTACAGATTTCTCATTCTCTCGTAGGTTCCCACCTGTTAGAGTAATGAAAGACTATTGTCCTTTCAAATTTAAGTCTGTAGAGTGCGGATACAAAGGGTACGCACAATCATGTAACAAAACTCTAAAACGCTGTCGTGAGTTAAATAACAGCGTTCGATTTGGCGGTGAGCCAACAATACCACAAGGGGGCTTATATGCGTCTAACTCTAAATAACCTAGTAGGTACTCCGTGGAAAGAGTTGCCTTGTTGGGAGCTTGTGGTAGAGGTGTACAAGAGAGCTGGTATTCAGCTTGAGCCGTACGCAACGTATTGGCCAGATATGAACTCTCCATGGCACGAAGTCAAGGAACCGGATGTAGGGGACATAATTGTCATGAGCCTCTACAGTAATAACGCTGATCATATCGCAGTATATGTAGGCGAAGGTAAGATGATACATTCTACCGAATATGCAGGAGTGTGTATCGTACCAATGGACAGATTAAGAAAACGTATATTAGGAGTGTACAGGCACAAGGAGGCTCAAAATGATTAGATTAGTAATTGCTCGAAACCCATTCGACCTTACCACTAGACAAGAGACTCTTGTGCCTTTTGTTGAAGGTAAAAAACTAAACCAATACTTCACTGAACCAGGTGAATGGGTGTATTCCATTAATGGTGAGTTAGTAGATAGTACCGCATCACCTACAGATGAAGCTTATGTAGTAGTACTGCCTAAACTTGAAAAGCAAGTACTCGGTATCTTGTTATCTATTGGTTTATCTATTGCAACTGCCGGTATTGCCTCCGGTGCAATATTCGGTATTACTAGCGTATTAGGTCGTACATTAGCGGCAATGGCCATCGGGATGATTGGTAACACGATCATATCTAAATTGACGGCACCTAAGACTGATAGCTCAAATACTGAACAGTCAGCTACGTATGGGTGGCAAGGCTCACAGACAATAGTTGGCCAAGGTCACCCATTAGCGATTACTTATGGTAAGTGTAAAAGTGCAGGTATGCTCATCTCTCGTCATGTAACAAGTGATGGAAGTAAGCAGTATTTAAACTTACTATACTGTGCAGGTGAAGGCCCTATCGATGCTATAACTAATATCAAGCTAAATGGCAACCCTGTAGGCAACTATAAGGATGTACAGGTTGATATTAGACTCGGTACAAATGACCAAACAGTTATTCCTAATTTCAATGATAACTACGCTGACCAGCCATTGACTTATGAGCTTACGAATGATTGGTCTATCCATCAAACGCAAGGTAATTTATCTACTGCGTTAGAGGTGACTTTATCACTACCTAATGGTTTGTATTACTCTAATGACCAAGGCGGTTTAAGTGAAACGTCAGTCACTATTGAAGGTGGCTATCGTAAAGTAGGGTCCGCTGAATGGATACCACTACCATTGAGTAATAATGGTGGCCAAGATGGTATGGTTGAAAAGAAAGACGGTAAATGGTATCGACTATTTAGCCATTCTCAAACACCGATTGATACTAGCAAGTACTCAGGTACTATTAAAGATAAATCCAATAAGGCTATCTACAGGGTGTTCCGGTTCGATGTAAAGGAACCTGGCCAATATGAAGTACGTATGCGATGCGCACATAAAGACGGCAACTCTAACCGCCATGTGAACAAAGTATATTGGTCACAGTTAACTCAGATAGTCTATGACGACTTCATTCACCCTGGCAAAGTACTTATTGGTATTAAGGCACTAGCAACTGACCAATTAAATGGTAATGATCCAAACGTAACCTGGTTACAGGAACGCAAAACAGTATGGGTATTTAATACTTACACTGGGGCGTATGAGTCTAAGCCGGCGAATAACCCTGCATGGGCTTGCTATGATATCCTTCATCATTGCCGTAAGATTGGTGATGAATATGTAATTAAAGGTGCTCCTCGTGAACGCTTCGTATATGATGCATTTAAGGCTTGGGCTGATAAATGCGATGAGAAGCATATTACATTTAACTACATTTATGATAGTGCTAGCCAAGTATGGGATGCGCTTAAGTACGCTGAAAATGTTGGTAGAGGTAAGGTGATACCTCTAGGCACTCGGTTTAGTTGTATTTATGACTATGCTGCTACACCTACTCAGCTATTCACAGTAGGCAATATCAAGATGGACTCATTTATGGAAGAGTTCCAAGCTACATCATCTAGGGCAAACGCTATCGAAGTATCATTCCTCAATAAAGCTAAGGACTATGAGCGTGATGTGCTTCCAGTATTCAGTGAAGAATATGACGTAACTACATCGTTAGCTAGCCCTGCGCAAGTAGAACTTATGGGGTGTGACAACGTAGACCAAGCCTACAATTATGCTAAACACTACCTAAGAGCAAATAAGTACGAGGTGCGTACTTGTACCTTCGAGGCTTTCACAGACGCCATAGCGTGTACGATAGGGGATGTAATTCTATTACAACACGATGTGACAGACTGGGGGCAAGGCGGCCGTATAGTATCTGCTACTGGCAATAAGGTAGTGCTTGATAGAGAGGTTACTTTTGAGCAAGGTAAGACATATCGACTTATGGTACGTAACACTACTACAGATGCATTAGAATCTTATGACGTGGCTAGTGCCAGCGGTAATACATTAACTCTTGCTAAGAGTGTAGTTGTCCAAACTGATGATCTATACACCTATGGTGAGGCCACTAAAGAAGCTAAACCGTTTAGGGTACTATCCATTAGCAAGTCCAACTCTGAAATGACACGCAAGATATCCTGTATTGAATACTATCCTGAGCTATACGCAGGCGATGACGGTTCCGTTCCTATCATTGACTATACTACACAGTCAGATGTACTTAAGGTTATTAACTTAGTACTCTTAGCTGACACTAAGACCTTAAAGGACGGTACAGTTTTATGTGATATCAATGGTACATGGCAATTACCAAGGGATAGAGTTGCTAAGAATATCATCGTTTATTACAAGCCTGTTAATACTCAAGAGTGGCAACAGTTCAAAGTGTTAGATGGTAGTGCTACTAGCGTCACTATTCCAAGTGTAGCTACTGACGTCAACTATGACGTTAAGATTGTATGTACAAATGAGGTAGGCGCTGCGTATGAAGGCGTGGAACGTGCGGTATATGTAAGTGGTAAGGAAATACCACCGGCTACGCCTAAAGGCTTTAAAGTGACTCAGGACGCAGTAAATAATAGTGTACTACATTTATCGTGGGAACCTAATACAGAGGCTGACCTACATGGATACACTCTGTACGGCGGCAACGATGTAGTACTCATTAAACATATAGGTGGTACATCCTACTCGTACTTCATTCCTAATACTGGTAATTACCAGTTTAAGTTATCGGCTGTTGATACATCCGGTAATGAAAGCGGTAAAACAGAAGCTCGTATTACTGCAACTGTATCGGCAGAGAGCGTAGCTACACCAAATGCACCGGCTCGAGGTGAGGTGACAATCGGTAAGACGATCGTTGCTGCATGGGACCCAGTAGAGAATACCTACATCGATTACTACGAGGTACGCCTTGATAGTAATGTTGGCCAAGCTAACAATAGACTAGCCAAGACTACAGATATTAGCTCGGATATTAAGTTATCGGCTCGTAGAGGTGCGGTGTTCGTTTATGCACACAATCCTGTCAAAGGTTATGGTCCGGCTCTTAGACTTGACTATAACGCAGTAGTTCCTAACGCTCCGACGAATGTCAAAGTAAAAGGCAATATTACAGGTGTAAGCGTGGTCTTTGATAGCATTCCTGATACTTGTATAGGCGCTAACATTTACATCGGCACAGAGAAGTATTTCGTTACTACAAACGTAAATATAATACCTCATGACCCAGGTGTATTTGATGTTAAAGTCGCTTATGTTGATGTGTTTGGTGAGGGTGCATACTCCAATATTATTGGTACTTCAGTACCAGCTAGTATTGACCCGGCTTTAATCGATAAGGAAGCTCTTGGCATTAAGGCTATGGATGACAAGATTAAGAAGCTTACTCAGACCGCTAATGCATATTCCTCGCAAGTACAAAGCTTAACCTCTAATATGGCTACACAATTTAGCCAATTAGAAAATGGTATTGACCTAAAACTAAAAGCTCTGAATGGTGACGAGATAATCAGCCGTATTAATCTAAGCTCTACGGGAACAAGAATTGACGGCAAGCTACTCCATGTCACAGGTGATGCCTTATTCGACAATAACATCATTACCAATAAGATGTTATCTGCTAATGCAGTAACTGCGGATAAGCTAAATGTTAATTCCTTAAGTGCTATCTCAGCTAACCTTGGTGAAGTAACTGGCGGTAAAATTATCGGCGGTACGATCCAAAACGGAACCGGTGCATTTAAAGTTGACGCCAACGGCAATATCATCGGTGCTAACATCACGGCCTCACGTATTGACGCTCAATCCATTATGCAAGCCGGATTTAAAATCAGAAATATTGATGTACAAATCTATAAAGTACGTCATGGTGACTGGTGTCCACTACCGGAAGGATTTAGCGAAAGTCAATGTACGTTTATCCCTGTTGGCTACATAATGACTGAAAGTTATTTCGATAGTAATTATAGATACTATGAAAGTAAGCTTCCTGGTCCGTGGGGGAATAGAACACAAAATACGATTGATCAGTCAAAATATGAGCAACAAAAAGCTAGATATATAGGCCGTTGTGATATCTATATGAGTGCTAATAATGGCTCAAATGTAGGTATTACTGGAAAACGCCGAGCGGTTGTAGAGACAAAAACTGCTGAGACATGGAGCGGTGGCGGAGATAATGGACACGATCACTACTCTAATTATTATTCCTACGGCGAATTATATGTATTGGTTATTGCACGACAATAAGGAGGCTATATGGTCGAACAAGATTTAACACTCCACGCAGGGCAAGACTTTTCTATTAGTTATGTTGTACCGCCAGATAGCGAAATGACGTTAAGTCAATATAAAGGCGCT